TAAAGACCGATTAGGTGGTATGAATAATGAATATAAACTGAAAATACATGATTATAAACAACAATTAATTGAAACTGAAAATAAATACAAGTTGAATTTAGAAAAAAATCCAAAAGCAACTATAACCGATAAAATAGAAGATTACAAAATTTATAAAAGTATTTATGACGAACATTATGAATATATTAAATCTATAAAACAGCTTCATATATTAGATAAAACATACAATGGTGAAGATTTTCATTATCTAATTACAAAAATATAATACTATACTATATGATATTTAAATACATTGATATTAAATTGTTTTTAATTAGTTTATCCATAGGACTATTCTATATATATATATCTGAAGAATATAGAAAGGTTATCGTTATATACCCAACTCCTGATAATATTGATAAATATCAATATAAGGATAAATCTGATGAATGTTTTTCATATGAATTGAATGAAGTTAAGTGTACTGATAAATATAATGAAATACGTATACAAAGATAATATTGTATTATATATATGTTTAATATTCTTAAATTTTTCAAATCAAAACTAGGGATGAAGTTATTATCTATATTATTAGGTTTAGGTTTAGCAAGTATATTTAAAATGAGTTGCGATAATAGAAGTTGTTTAGTATTTAAGGGGGTAGATCTTAAAGATAATAATGTAATAAAACATGGTGGTAAATGTTACGAAGCAACTGAAAAAATAGAAACGTGTGATACAAAAAAAGAAATTATATTATTATAATATAATGAAATATACTAAAAAACGAAAAACAAATATAAGATATATAAAATGTTGTAAATGTAATAAAACTAAAAAAAATACGCGCAAACCAACGCGTAAATTAGTCCGTAAATCAGCCCGTAAACCAATACGCAAACCAAAACGCAAACCAATGCGTAAATCAGCTCGTAAATCAGCCCGTAAACCAATACGCAAACCAACTCGCAAACCAATACGCAAACCAACGCGTAAAAAAATAGGAGCTGCTCCACTAGATTATTTTAAAGATTATCCTCGTAAAGAACAATTAGAACGTGTATTAGATTTAGTAAAAGAAAGTACTGATATAAATGAAAATGTTAAAGATTTTAAAACTGGTTCAGATGTTACTATTGATTCTACAAATTGGTCTAAATTAACTTATTTTAATGCTTTCAAAATTATGATTAGTGATACCGGAAATGACGATGATATGAAAAATATTGTGTATATGTTAAAACATGACATTTATAAACATAAAAAAGCAAACAAAGAAGAATGGAAAAAACATTTAAATGAAGCAATTTTTAAAAATAATTATATGGATAAATTTAAAAACATATCTTATAATGGACCAACTATAAAAGAATATACTACTAGAAAAATTACATTGAAATATTTAACTATTATTTTATTAGAACATCGTTTGAAAGTACTTGATTGGTTTACAAAACAGTCTAAACCAGCTAACTCTATAGAAGCTAATTCCAGAGCTGCTGAATCGGTTAGTATGGTTGAAAATGTAACACACGAATCGGTTCCAAATAATTTTAATTTAAATAAAGATTCTACCCCGAACGATTGGAACAATGAAAATGTAGTGAATCAATTTGAAAAAAACGATGAACCCGAAGAAGAAGACGAATCAGAAGAACAAGAAGAAGAAGTTGAACCAGAAGTTGAACCAGAAGTTGAACCAGAAGTTGAACCAGAAGTTGAACCAGAAGTTGAACCAGAAGTTGAACCCGAAGTTGAACCCGAAGTTGAAGCAGATGAAGAAGAAGAAGAAGTAGAAGCAGAAGCAGAAGCAGAATAAGTTAAAAATATGAAAGTAAAATAATATATAATTCAATGGAGACACATACAACAAATATAGCAGATTTACCTATCGATCATATTCCACAAAATACTGAATTACCTGAAAATACAATTCATTCGGCAAGTAGAATGGATCGTGAAGTATATGAAGAACAAAGACAAAAAGTTTCTTTTAATAATAATGTTGAAATTCGTAAAACTGAACAAAATATTACAATCAAAGATACTCATAAAATGATTATATTATCTTCATTGATATTTATATTATTCAATGAACCTATGATAAGAAATTATATTATGAATATTTTAGTAGTTATATTTGGATATAGTTTAAAAACTGAAAATGGTACAACCTCTAAATTAGGAAATGTATTTTATGGTGTATTTTTTTCATTCACTCTTTACTTGTTAACCTTGGTAATTGACATTCCTTCGTTAGCTTTTTGAATAAGACCAATTTCTTCTAAATAAGGACTATTTTTGTAATCATTTATGTAAAATACTTGTTTTATTCCAGCACTATATAATAGTTTAGCACAATTCAAACATGGATAATGAGTTATATACGCAATCGAATTATCACACGAAACTCCACGTTTAGCGCAATCCATTAAAGCATTTTGTTCGGCGTGAATAGTTGCTATTTCATGATTATCTACTACAACAGATTTATGTTGAAGTCCAGTTAAAAATCCGTTATAACCTTGAGATATAATTCTATTATCTCTAACAATTAAACAACCTACCTTTAGACGATTACATGGTGAACGTGTAGATGTATGTTGAACCAATGTTGTAAAATATTCTTGCCAAGACGGACGGTCCATATTATAATTTATGTTAAATTTTTAATATAAATTATAATCTATTCTTTATTTTAAACTCATTCAATTGCCGAATCAACTTATATTGTTTAAATGGATAATTTTTTTGAAATGGTTTAATACAATAGTCATTGTCTTGACGAATTCTTCTCAATTCTCCATAATGACCTGGTTCTAAAAACGTATCTAATAGTTCCATATAACGACGCATATGCTTGTATTGTAAATATTTATTACAAAATGTCTTGTTCATTATAAAAATATATACTATTTTTTTATACTTTTTTTGGTTTTTGGATAATATTTAAAGAACCATTTTTTATATTCTAGACTTTTCTTATTTTTACGATATTTTATATATTTTTCATCTCGTTCTTTACGAATATCCTCAATCGTATTTTGATGTCCGATACATGGTAAATAAAATCGTTTCAATACATTCGTCTTATTATTGGAATGTATTGATGCCAATAAATAACAATAAGATAATATATTTACTATATTAATACTACTTTCATTTAAATATTCTATCGCATGATAAATGCTTAATATAGTATCTATGCTGGCAATATTATAATAATTTCCTTTTACTTTTATTTTATTATATGACTGACATGAATTTGTGGTAAAAATATATAATAAGGATTGGCCATTTATCTCTATTTCATAAAATGAATTTATAAATTTATAGTCTTTTGTATGTGAAATCAACTTAAATGGTATATTAAGCAAAGTTATATTATCTATAATATCCTGGTATTTATCTGTTAATATATATATTTGTTTTATTTCTTTAGAGTCTATTATTTTTTCTTGTTTATTTGGAAAATACTCTTTATAAAATGACAATCCAAAATCTCCGAATAAAACATATTTATTCTTGATACATAATTTAACCAACTTATTATAAAAACTAATATTTTCATCATTCGATATCATATTATTTTGGGTTAAGTCTACTTCATATTCAAATGGGTGTGTATCATTTAATAGAGTAAGTCTCTTATATATTTTATACCAACGACTTACATCTCCATAAGGTCTAGATAATTCTTGATATAAACTCATTCTTAAATAACTAGGTGGTGAATATAAAATATTTTTTATCATAATAGATTTATTTTGAATTAAATTAAATACATCCACTTCTAAATTTGTAATATCGGCTATTGGTATAAAATTTACAAATACTTTGTAAGTGCCAAAAAATACAGCACTTTTTGATTCAACATTTTGATATCCAGCTTTCGCGTAAATCAATGCTAATTCTTTTGCGTGATTCAAAGCGTCTGGTGAAAAACAATCATAATCAGGTATATCTAATCGTTCATCGTAAAATTTTTTAGCTTTAGGTAAAACCGAATTAATTGCTATTCCACCATAACAAACTAACCCATTTGTTTTAATAAAATCTTCTAGTATTTCTATAATTTCATTTTGAATTATTTTTTTTTTTTTTTTTTTTTGTATTTTTTCATTAGTTTCAATTGCTTGTTCTAATATAGAAAAATAAGACATATATATATTATATTATATTATCTTGATATTCGTGTTGGAAAGAAGTTGAATCTATAAAATATTCTAAATACTTATTCAAGTAATTATCTTTTTTTTGAAAATTCATAAATATAAAATTAAATATATTTCTTATTCCTTTGTCATTATAATCATAATTATTTGAATAGGCTGTTTTATTCGGATAAATAGCCGATAATTCAATTCCTGATTGTAAAGATGCTTCGTTGGCATATAATGAATGATATTTAAAACCATTACCAAATGTAACTAATGTGATTTTACTTAAATCGGTTTTTATAAAAGAATCTTTCATTTTAGGCGAAGCATTTAAATCTACCATAATAATAATTTTATTTTTTAATTCGTCTAATGTAAACATATTTAAATCTTTATTAACCGGTGTCTTTAATAATATTTCAGTTCCTCCTGTAAATGTATCTATTAAAATCTTAGCCATTTGATTATAAATATCTAAATTGTTGCTATTCACCCGAAAATTCAAAAATAATACTTGATTATTATTTGGGTCAGCAGCTGAATTTAAAAATGAATAATTTATATGATTCATAGTTTCGGTAAAACTTAAATAGTTATATAATTCTTTATATTCATTTTCATTTACAGTAGATGCCGAAATAACTGGATTATTATTCAATGAAAAAATTTGAAAGTCTAATACTCTTACTCCAGCTCTATAACAATTTTTTAATGCACATAAATCAACATAATCATTTTTCATTCCACCTATACAACAACAATTATATGCTGATTTGAATACGAGTTCTTTTATAGGTATTCCAGATAATTCGGGTACTTTAAAATCAGAATATTCCAAATTATTAATCATATCACATTTATTATTTTGCGAACTTATAGTTATGTATATATATATTATGACAAATAATACAAAAGCAGATATTATTATAAATATATAAGTTTCCATATATGTAATATAAAAATATATTTAATTTATAAGTAATGCCCGGTGGTTTATTAAATATTATAGCCTATGGAAATCAAAATATAATATTAAATGGAAATCCTACAAAAACATTCTTTAAAAGCGTATATGCTAAATATACAAATTTTGGACTACAAAAATATCGTATTGATTTTAATGGAGAACGAATGTTACAGTTGAATGAATCTTCTAAATTTACATTCAAAGTACCGCGATATGCTGAATTACTCATGAATACTTATTTGGTGGTTACATTGCCAAATATATGGAGTCCATTTTATAAAAATGGAGACTCTTATAATCCGTATGAGTTTAAATGGATTGAAGATTTAGGTTCTTTATTGATTGAACAAGTAACTTTATCATCAGGCGGACAAATACTTCAACAATTCAGCGGAGATTATATAAAAAATAGAATTGAACGAAATGAATCTACAAACAAAAAAGAACAATTTTATAAAATGACCGGAAATATTAGCGAATTGAATGACCCCGCCTATTTTAGAAACGGTTATTATCCAAATTCTAGAACTACTAATATAGAAGAACCACCTGAGCCATCTATTTATGGTCGTAAATTATATATACCATTACCATTTTGGTTCGCAAATTCAAGTAAATGTGCGTTTCCATTAGTTTGTCTCCAATATAATGAATTGATTATTGACATAACTTTGCGTCCTATAAGACAATTATTTACAATATTGGATGTAACCACATCCAATAATTCGCAAAGAATTAGGCCAGATTTTGGGTCGGCTTTATATCAAATGTATCGTTTTTTACAAGTTCCGCCGGAGGATAATGAATATACTAATATACAAAATACTTGGGCAAGTGATGTAAACATAATTGGTACTTATGCTTTTTTGTCCGAAGAAGAAACAAAAGTATTTGCCGCAAATGAACAAAAATATTTATTTTTAGACGTAAAAGAAACGAATTATAAACATATTGTAGGTACTAAACGTATAAAAATAGAGACAAATAATTTAGTATCCAATTGGTTTTGGTTTTTGCGAAGAACCGATATATATGAACGAAATGAATGGAGCAACTATACCAATTGGAAATACAAAGATAAACCAAATGTTGGATTAAACTTTGTTGAACTACAACATAATAATGAATTAGAATCTTTTCCTATTACTCAATATCCGGTGGATAATAATGTAAAACATATGTTAATTCAAGTATCGTTATTATTAGATGGTAAATATCGTGAAAATGAGTTTAGTTCAGATATATATAGATATATTGAAAAATATGATAAATGTTTAGGTGATTCAGATGACGGATTATATAGTTATAGTTTTTCATTGAATACAAGTCCATACGAAATACAGCCATGCGGAGCTATGAATTTAGGTAAATTTAAAGATGTATTTATGGATATATTAACTATAACACCCGACATTGATGAAACTCAAACAGTAAACTCTATATGCGACGATGAGGGAAACATTATAGGATATATTGATACAGATCCTACTAAAATTTATAAATATTCATATGATATGATATTATTTGAAGAACGTTATAATGTTATAAGATTTATGGCTGGGAATGTTGCTCTTGTTTATTCTCGTTAACGCACGGATAAGTATTAGAAGCATATTGTGAAATATCGTATGAGTTTGCTCTAGAAAATTCAGTTGTAAATCCTTGTCTTTTATAATAAAATAAACTAACGCATAATAAAAAAACTAATACATAATTCATATTATAATAATAATATATAATAATATGAAAAATATAGAAAAATACGCACTACTTATAACCGATACAGCAAAAGAAGTATTTGTAGTATTTTTAGCACTAGCTATATTATTAAACTATTTGATTAATATAGCAAAAAAAGAATTAAAAACCAAATTAGATAGTCAAGAAATAGAATCGGATAATAATGTTGCTTACAGAAATTCTGTTTTTAACGCAATATCTTATGAAGATATAAGCAATTATGTAAATATCGGTGTGATTGCGGTCATTCGTACTTTTATGAAAAATAGTTCAAGAACATCTATGTTTTATTTTATTTATATTCTTTGTATGTATTTATTTATCCAACAAGTATCTAAAACAAAAGTATTTGACGAGATAACATGGGATAATATATATAATGATTTCGTAGCTAAAACCGCATTTGTGTTTTTATTTCCATTTTTAGTTTTCACATTTTCTACTTTGATATATGTGACCATATATTTATTATATAAAACGATGTGGTATAGAATTGAATGGACGGCTACGAGCAGCCCGTTACGTTGGTTTATAAAAGGAGGATTTGGTTTGTTATTTATATACGCATATATATTATTGATTATTGTAATTATCATATATTCCATCATATACGCAAGTAATCATATTCATTATATTGAGAACGCGCATAGATTTTCCCTTCAAGATTTCAAAAAAAAATATCGAAAAACCGAGTTAAATGAAAATTTATGGCATAATGCTAGAGGAGCAGGTAAAAATTTTTATTTAAGTATGGTAAATACAATCCATTATTTAGTAGGTGGATTGAGCGAACCTCATAAATTATTGAATACAACATCAACGACCAATCAGGAAGTAAACGGATTTAGAGTATTCAATGTCATTATATTAGCATTATTAATTGTTTTTATTATTTTTGTATCTATTGTAGGGGTTGGCAAAGTCATTATGTTCAATATTTACAGCACATTTATGCTAGATCTTAGTAAAATATTAACTTTATTATTATGCGTTGATGTAGATATGAAGCGGATATTTAGTTTTTTGAAAATATTAATAGCAGTATTTATTATATATAATATTAGATATTTATTTCAATATGTTTATTTTGTATTTGCTGTAGTAGTATTTATTATTATGAGTTTCTTTATATTAAAAGAATTAAATACCATAAATATAGAGACTTGTGACCAGTTTAATACGAGCTAATTATATATTAAAGAGATTACAATTATAATATAAATATGGGTAAAAAAAATAAAAATAAACGTTCTCAAACTAGAGTAAGTTTATGTACCCCTACATTTAATCGCAGACCATTTATTAAGCAAATGATAGACAATATTATGAAACAAGATTATCCAAAAGAATTAATGGAATGGATTATATTAGACGATGGAACAGACCCTATTGGCGATTTAGTAAAAGACATATCCTTTGTAAAGTATATTTATTCAGAAGAAAGAATGTCACTAGGAAAAAAACGTAATTTATTGCATCAATATTGTTCCTTTAAAAATGATAATGATATTCTTGTATATATTGATGATGATGACTATTACCCGTCTGAACGAGTAAGCCATTCGGTGGAAACCTTAAATAAATCAACTGCTTTGTGTGCTGGTTCTAGTGAAATATATTTATGGTTTAATGGTATCAATAAAATGTATAAATTTGGTCCCTATGGACCTAATCATGGAACTGCTGGAACATTTGCTTTTAAACGAATTATGTTAAAAGATACTCATTACGAAGATAGTGCTGTATTAGCTGAAGAGAAGTTTTTTTTGAAAAATTATACGATACCGTTCGTCCAATTAAACCCATTAAAAACGATTTTAGTTATATCTCACGAACAAAACACATTTGATAAACGACGATTAATTGATACAAATAGTCCAGTATGTAATGATTCTACATTAACTCCTTCTACATTTATAAAAGATATAGAAACCATTAATTTTTATACAAAAGATATAGAAGAACAGCTAAAATTGTATGAAGCAGGTGATATAAAAAATAAACCTGCTGTTTTAGATGAAATAAAAAGGAGAGACGAAGAAAGAAGCAAACAAAGTCAACAACAAGTTATATTAACACAACCAGACGGAACTAAACGACCTTTACAATTAAATGAAATTATAGAAGTCTTAAAAATGAAAACGAACGAAAATAACGCATTAAAAGAACAAATTAATGTATATGAACAAAAGATAAAACAAATTTTATCCGTAATTAGTTAAATATTTCTGAAGTCTTAGGGTTTCTGTTTCACTTAATTCATATTTCATGGTAAATAATTGTTTTCTAGAAATATTCAAACGATTACATAAATCAATTATAAACTTTTGATTATTATATTCATTACTATATTTTGTTAATACTTTTGTAAATCTGTACTCTTCTTTTTGAGTTTTTATTTGAATATTAGAATGAATATATAAATAATAATTATGTATCATTTTTAAATAATAGGTCATCTCATTATATATCCATAATTGTTTTTGAAAGCTTACTCTATCATAATAATCTCCGTTACAATAATTATTCAAAAATTGTAAATAAAAATACATATCTTCTTTTTTTAGATGATTGATTATATTTTCATGAAACATTAAACATTGGGTTGCTTTTTCGTTTTCAACAAATGAAATTATCTTTTGTTCGATTACATTCTTTATATTGAGTTGAATATTTTTCTCATATTCATTATTGTCTTTTAAATGAATTACATTACATAATTTCATTAACTCTTTTACTTTTTTATCATATTGATTAATCCCTATAAATATGAATTTAAATATTTTTGTCTCTTTTTTTTTATATAATTTAAGTTTCTTTATTAATTCGTTTAATATTTTTTTTTTCAGTATTGTTCAGTATATCAATATCATCTATAACAACTATATTTTGTTTTTTAGTTTTATTCATAATATTTAATATGGATCCATTTGTATATTTGTAAATGTCATTCATATTAAATATATTTTGTATGGATAAATAATTTAAATGGTAATTTATATTACCCTTAAAATAATCTTTAACCATTCGTGTTTTTCCAATACCGGAACAACCTATAATATAAATATCCTTTTTTTCAGATAAATAGTTTTCCATAACAATACTATGATAAAGTATTTATATACATAATTCGGAATTATTTGTAATTCCATCCCACGAAACTTTACAATTATTAGCCCATTTTTTTTTTTTACACAACCCACTTTCTAATCCTGTACCACTATTGTTATATATTACTTTATTGAAATTTTCATTGAAACATACATTCGTTTTTTCATGAAATACATTATGTTTATCATAACAATCCCCATAACTATTTTTTTGATAATAATCTGGACATTTATTTAAGTGTGGTGGATATATATATTTCTTTTTAGTTACACTTAAAATATACGCAACCAGAGACAAAGT